TGACTCCTCCAGAAATTAGGAAGTATATGGAGAGAGAACATCAAGACCCAGCTGAAGCACTTGCTCATCAATTACTTGAGTACATGATACACAAGGAAAATGTACCTACTAAATTTAATCAGGGATTTAAGCATTTGTGTATTTCAGCAAAAGAAATATTTTGGGTAGGTATTCTTAATGGTGAACCTGCAATGTCAACAGTTAATCCACTTTATTTTGACTATGATAAATCACCTGATACTGAATTTATTGAAGATGGTGAATGGGCAGTATGTGTTTACAGACTTTCTCCCTCTACTGTAATATCACATTTTGGTGACCAGTTAACTACTGATGAGATTGATAAAATATATTCTATTTATACTCAAAGTGCTAATCACGTTACTGACTCTGCATTTACTTTTAATATTAATAAGGAAGATGAGGGTTGGACTGTAAGAGTAATTCATGCTACATGGAAAGCTCTAAGAAAGATAGGATTTCTTACATATACAGACCAGAATGGTGAAGTACAAGAAAGGTTAGTAGATGAAGGTTATTCTGTTAATAGAGAACAAGGAGATATATCTATATCTTGGGAATGGATTCCTGAAGTATATGAGGGATATAAGATTGGTGTAGATATTTATGTAAATATGGGTCCAGTAGCAGGACAGTTTAAAGATTTAAATAATTTGCATTATTGTAAGCTTCCTTACATTGGTGCTATCATGGATGCTACTAATTCTCTCCCTACTTCTTTTATTGATAGGATTAAAGCTTATCAGTATTATTACAATATTATAATGTATAGGATAGAATTGTTAATGGCATCTGATAAAGGTAAACTTCTTATGATGAACATTGGAATGATACCTGAATCTGCTGGTATAGATACTGAGAAATGGTTATACTTTTTAGAGAGTTCTAAAATAGGATTTATGAATCCTAATGAAGAAGGTAATAAAGGTGACTATTCTATACCTAATGCAGTTAAAGAAATAGATATGTCTTTAGCATCTGATATTCAGAAATATATTAACTTAGCAGAATATATTGAAAGAAGAGCAGGGATGTCTATTGGTATTCCACCTGAAGCTGAAGGTCAGATTGGTCCTAATGCTGCAGTTACAAATACTAAACAAACTATGGTACAGAGTTCACATATATTGGAACCAGTATTTGAATTGCATAATTATGTTAAGAGAAATGTATTACAAAGACTTATTGAAACTGCTAAGGTAGCTTATACTGAAAAGGGTAATCAAAAGTTGAATTATATATTAGATGATTTTTCAAGACAACTTTTAACTATAGATGCAGATTTGTTAGATAATTCTACTTATGGTATCTTTGTTTCTAATTCATCTAAAGCACATGAAGCTAAAGAACTTGTAGGTCAACTTGCACATGCAGCAATGCAGGCAGCTAAATTAGATTTGTCAGATGTAATTAAAGTTATTAGAGCAGAAGGAATTCAAGAAGCTGAAGAAATGTTAATATCTTCTGAAGCAAAGAAGAGAGAAGAAATGCAACAACAGCAAATGCAACAGTTACAGAAACAACAGGAGATGCAGCAACAAATGTTACAAGCAGATAAAGAAAAGATGTTGTTTGAAAGAGAAACTGAAGTAATGCTTGAGAAGATGAAAACAGAAAGAGAAATACAAAAACAAACTATCTTATCTATGGGATTCTCAATGGATAAAGACTTAGATAAAGATGGGGAACCTGATGTTTTAGAAGTAGCAAGAAAAGGAATGGAAGCTCAGATTAAAATGAGGAAACAAGATTTAAATGAGCAAGAGTTTGAGTATCAGAAAAAAGTAGATAAAGAGAAGATGGAATTAGAAAAGAAAAAGCTTAACAAAAAAAGCAATTAGATAACATTTTAAAACTTAAGAATAAATCTTAAAAAAACTTCATTTTAAATCTTAAATTTGTATCGTTATGAGTAAAGAACTAAGTAAAGAACAAGAATTGGAAAGTAGTCTTATGAATTTCTCTTGGGATAATTCAGAAGATTTTTTTGGAATTACACCTGAAGTTAAAGAAACTGCAACACAGGAAACTCCTATATCAAAATTAAAACAGGTTGAAGATGACGATGATGATGAACCTGTAAATCTTGATGATAAGAAAGTTACTGAACCTGAAAAGGAAAAAGAAGTTTTTTTTGATGAAGATGAAGAAGAAGTTTCACAATCAAAAACATCATATTCAAATGTATATAAACTACTTAAAGAAAAAGGAGTTATATCAATTGATGTTGAAGATGAAACTGAATTTAATGAAGAAACATTTGCTGATGTTATTGAGCAGGAAATAGAAGCAGGTTTAGATGAAACTATTAAAGCTTTTATGGATGACTTGGATGATGATGCAAAAGCATTCTTAAAATTTAAAAAAGAAGGTGGGGATACTAGACAGTTTTTTAAATTTTATAATGAAATTTCTCAAATACCAACTCCTACAATAGGAGATTCTAAATCTGAAGAAAAGTTTTTAAAGTATTACTATAAAGCTTATGAAGATTTAGATGATGAAGATATAGATGATAAGATTGAGTTTTTAAAAGAAACAGGTAAGCTTACTAAGTATGCTCAAAAATATCATGAAAATGTAGAAGAAGAGATTGAGCAGAATAGAGAAGAAGCAATTAAGAAGCAACAGTATTATCAGTTACAACAAGAGGAACAAAGAAAGCAGTATGTTAAAGAATTAAAAGGTTTAATTGATGATGCTGATAATATAAAAGATTGGAGTATTACTCAAAGAGATAAAAAGGTACTTCATGGATATATGACAAGAGCTTCTGTTAAAATTTCAGAAAGTCAATACCTTACTCAGTTTCAAAATGATTTACAGCAAGTATTTAAAGATAAAGAAAAGACTATCTTGCTTGCTAAACTTATCAGTAATGATTTTGACTTAACTGATTTAAAGGAAAAAGCAAAGACAGAAATAATTAGAGAAACTAAATCTAAACTTACAAATAGCAAAGTTTCTCCTATCGGCAATAAAGGTTCTCGCAATAAAGGTTTGGCAGATTATTTTTAATTAAAACAAAAAAGTAAATTTTAAAAAATGGCACAATTAAATAATAAGTTAGTAACTAAACAGATGCCTTGGCATGCTAATATGACAGACCTCAATCACTTGGGTGCTGCTCTTATTGCAAAGCCACATGTATTTGAATCAGTAATGACAAGGTTGTTTTCAGCCACTCGTTATTCAGATAATCCTATGACTTACATCCTATCTATGATGGGTAAAGAAGAAGAGATTACTTCTAATGAATGGGAATGGGGATTGAGAACAGGTATGACAAGACCACTTGTTGTAGTTGAAAACGTAGAAACTGTAGGTAATACAACTCCTGGTAAACTAAAACAAAACTTCAAAATTAAACTTGATGAAAACTGGTTTGTTCCAGGTGATGTTCTTCACCCAGGTACTACTAACAAAAAATATCAAGTTCGTGTACAAGAAGAACCATACAGACATGGTAAAGGTTGGATTTATACAGTACGTCTAATGACTGACAATCCTGCTGATTTTCTTCCTTTGACTTATCTTACTCCTGGTACTCAATGGGCAAAACTATTCTCTCAATATGAAGAAGCAGGTGAACAATCAGGTTCAACTCAATACTCACTTCCTATTACTTTAAAGAATAGACTTTCTCGTTTCCGTAAAAAGTATCAAGTAACAGGTGATGCACACAATCAAGTTCTTGCAGTTAAGGTTCCAGACCCTAATGGTAAAATGCATGATACTTGGATTAAGTATGCTGAAGTAGAATACTGGCAACAATGGTACAAGGAACTTGAGAGAGGTTATTGGTATTCTCGTAGTACAGATTCTGTACTTGGTGCTAATGGTAGACCAATCTATTCAGGTCCTGGTATTCAAGAGCAATTGGAAGATTCTCACATTCATCGTTATACTCATCTTACTGCTACTCTAATTGAAGAGTACTTGATGGACATTTTCTACTCTCGTGTTAAACCTGGTGGACAACGTAAAATCAAAGCATACACAGGTGAATATGGTATGATTATCTTCCATCGTGCTATCCAAGATTGGATGGAGAAAAAAGGTTTCATTCAAGTTGTTGACCAATTGTTCATTAACAAAACTTCTTCTGATTATAATGAGCAAGCTCTTGCTGCTGGTTATCAGTTTGTGAAGTATAGAATGGCAAATGGTGCTGAGCTTGAACTCATCCATAATCCATTATATGATGATAGAGAGATTAACTTTGAGATTGACCCAGTTACAGGTTATCCTACTGAATCTATGCGTTTTACTTTCCTTGATTTTTCAGGACAAGGACAACAATCTAACATCAAACGTATTAAGAAAAAAGGTGGTATGTCATTGATTTATACAGCAGGTCTTGTTACACCTTATGGTCCAGTTAACAACAAACTTGCTTCTCACTCAGGTGACTACTATGAGATGCACGTTAAAGACCAATGTGGTGTACACATTGAAGACGTATCTCGTTGTGGAGAATTGATACTTTCTCGTTCTTAGTTGTCATAAATAGTTTTAGTAAAAGGGGAGCATCCCTCCCCTTTTATTTATAAGTAAATAATTAAATTGAAATATTTAAAAAAGTAAATTATGAGAAATGCAAACATTGTAGAAATTAGGCCAATTGAAATAAAGAAATGGCATGGAAAAACAGGTAAAGATTCATTTACCCAAGAACATAGTTCACAAGTATTATATAATGCTCAAACAGGTAGATATGATACTGGACTTTCAGAAGAAGAAATTAAACAGTATGGTTTATTGATGGGGGTAGACTTAAGTGATACTTTTAATCCTAATCAACCTCACCCATATTGGAGTACTAAAACTGCTCATCTTAAATTTCCTAATAGCACTCTAATCCTTGACATTACTAAACCATTGGATTTTATTAGAGTAAAGAATTATAAAGCTTCACCATTTGTAGCTAATTCAGAAAAGGAATATCAAGATGGTTTGTGGCCTTTAGCAACTCACATTCTTTATGATGAAGGTGAACACATTGAAATTGAAGCTCACAGACTTAATAAGAAAAAGGAAGCATATAAAATTGTTGACAAACTTACTAAGGAACAAAAAGTAGCTCTTATACAGATTATTCTTGATACATCAGTAAGAAAACAATCTAATGAATATATAGATGTTAAAATTGGTGAGATTATAGAAGGAGAGTTTATCAATGACTTATTGAAACTTTCTAAAGCTGATAAAAATTACTTGTATATAAAAGGAATGGTAGTAGAAGCATTATATAAAAATATACTTACCAAAGAAGGTAGTGGTATTTATTATATGTCAGACATTCTTGGACATAGCATTGATGATGTTACTGAGTATTTTACTAATCCTCAGAATCAGGAAATCAAAGCAAGAATCCTTGAGAAACTTAACTAGATTTAAATCATGGATGTTAGAGCAATGCATTATGACTTAAAAGTCAAACTTAATAAAGTAGATTCACAGCAATTTAGAAACCTTAGAGTTCCTGAAATTGACTGGCTGCTCAATGAAGCACAAGAAGTATTTATTAAGAAGATTGCTCAACCTCGCATTAAAAATGGATATGGATTTGAAGTAAACCAAAGGAGTATAGATGATGTAAGAACTATTGTTGTAGATAGTCTAACTCCTTTGGTTATTTCAAATTTTAATACGCAGGATAATTCATTTCAAGCTGCATTACCTGCTGACTATATGTTTTTTATTTCAGGCTATGCCTGTATATCTAAAGGAGATTGTGAGAATCAAAGAGCAAGATTATATGTTAAACAACATGATGACTTGCATGAAGAATCTCCTTTTGATTCAAGTTCATTTGAGTGGAGAGAAGTGACTGTAAGATTTTTTAAAAATGGACTTAGAGTATTTAGTGATGGAACCTTTATTGTAGAATCTATATGTGAGTTTAATTATCTTAAGAAGCCTGCTTATATACAGAATGCTCAAGATTATGTAGGGGGAACTTATAATTTACCAAATGGAACTCCTTTAGTGGGATTTCAGAATTGTGAGTTACCTGAACATACTCATAGAGAAATTGTAGACTTAGCAGTTTTGATTGCCACAGGGCAAATTCAAATACCTGATTATCAAATTAAACAAGACAAAATTAATCTTTTGAACAATTAAAATTTAAATTAAAAAATGAGTGCAAATAATCCTGTTTTTCAAGTGCTTGTTGGTCAAGATGGTGATGGAGCTGTATTAGCTGCTGGTTTACCTGTGACTAGTTTGCTTAGTAATCCATTGGGAACATTTGGTGTATTTGATTATGAAACTGGTCTTTCTGTTAATAGTTCAACTGTTGTAGGTAAAAGAAATATCTTTATTGCAACAAACATTGATACAGATGCAGATGGTACCGCTGATGATATTATTGTATCAGCAGCTACACATATTCAAAGGTCAGGTATGACAGCTTACTCACTAAGTTGTTATGAAGCTGAAGCACCACACATTGTTGACATTTACAATTTCTCAAATGTCAATTGTGAAACTACCTATTCTTTTAAAGTAGAGTTTAGAGGTAACTCACAAGCATATCAAATGTTTGGCTTTAATCAGTTCTCTAAAACATTCTCTGTAACTACTGGATGTTGTGGCCCTGATTGTGATTGCCCAACAGGTGATTGTAATGAACTTGCTCAACTTCTTGTTACTGCAGTTAATGTTGATACTGATGGTATTATCAAAGCTGAGTTTGTAGATTATACTGACCCATTGCTTCCTGTAGTAGTTGCACCTGATGATGTAGCTCAATGGATTATTGATAATCCTGGTGCTTGTCTTGGTGTACGTCTTACAAGTATTCCTTCTAAAGTTTATACTTACTGTCAGATTCCTGCTCGTTACTACAAGATGATTCAATTTAAGATGATTACATCTTTGCTTGAACCTCTTAATTGTGGTGCAACTTCTGTAACTTTCCAAGAACCTGCTTTTGGTAATGGTCAAGGTAAAGATATTGGATGGTTGGAATATGAAGCTGGTGGATATAATGGTCAACCTGGTCCTTATAGAGTAGGTGAACTTGCAGGTATTCCTCTTGGTTCATTCAGAAGATTGTCTACTAATTCAGGTCAATACAATCAAGTAAACTTGATGTATAGAAATGAAAGTGTAGGTGGTTGGGAAGAATACAAAAACTATATCAATACTATTATTGCTGTACCTTGTACTGCAGATAATGATTTGCTTGGAGATTTGCTTCCAATTTTAGATGCTTGGGTAGTAGATAACTTCCCTGGTCTTACAACTCCTCTTGCAGATTGCGATTGTGGTCTATAAAATAACAAGGAGAGAGTAATCCTCTCTCCTTTTTTTATTTAACTTTTAATATTAATTAAAATGACAGGTTTACCAAAAAATCTTTTCAACAAGATTAAACAAATGATTTTTCAATACACTTCAACTCAAAGAAGTGATATTGCTGCACTTCAAACTGCTGTTGGTACTTACAAAGAATATACAGCTACTGTTACTCAAACAGGTACTGCAGCACCAGTTGCAACTGTACTTAATAATACTTTAGGTGGTACATTAGTTTGGACAAGAAGTGCAGCAGGTACTTATTTAGCTACACTTACAGGTGCATTTCCAACTGCATCTAAAGTAGTTATTTTGACATCATTTACAAGTTCAGATTTAGCTCCAGCAGGTAGTATAGCATTAACATCTGCCGTTAGAGATACTGCAAATAGACTTAAGTTTATTACTGCTACAATGGATAATGCAGGGGCAAGAACAGTAGCAGATAGTGCATTAAGTATTAGTTTAACTGTAAGAGTTTACCCATAATGATGTACTTATCTAAAACTGAAGATTGTCAATTCATAGAAATAAAGTCTGATACTATATCAGACTTTATTTTAAATCCTAGTAACTATACATCATTCACAATTACAGGTACATTAAGTTGTTGTAGTGATGAAAATGTAACTCATACTTTAGGAGAAGATGAAATTGACAGTAGTGTTTTTACTTTACAGTTTCCTACTAATGCAAATGTATTTTTAGACCAACTTGTATTTGAAAACATTTTTACTCACCAGCAGTTTTTAATTCCAATAGAAACTACTGCTGCAACTTATATGTGTAGTACAGGAGATATAACTAATTTGTTTACAATAGTAGATAATTATTTTACTACTAACTTTGCTACAACAGTAACTCAGAATTATATTTATGACCCTGTAGCAAATACTTGTCAATATACAATTACAGACCTTCCTGTAAATATAATTCCAACTAAACTAACAACTGATATTCAGGAAATATACTTTGGTTATTTTCCAATTGAAGGAATGTTTGTAAATAATTATATGCTATATATAGCACCATCATTTTTTTCATTGATGAATTTTATTGATGGAATTTATTCATTTACACTTACTTTTAAGAGTACTGATGGATATATAATTACTGAATCAAATTGTTTCTTTTTTGATTGTCAAACTAAATGTAAAGTATCTACCAAGTTAGAAGAAATATTAAACTGTAATAAAACAGCTACTAATATATTTCTTCTACATTATGCTTTAACTGAAGGTTCAAATTGTGGATGTAATTGTGAGGAATTGTGCACAATATTTAATAAATTGTGCTCTGAATTAGGTACTAATGAATCATGTGCTAATTGTGGTTGCTAATATGAAATGGAACTGTAACATAGTCAAAGAAATGTATGATAGAGTACTCCGAAGAAAATTTGGAATGCTTTGCTCTGATGATACATCTAATGAAAATTTTATCAAGTCTTATCTTAACAGATTAGATTGTACACCTATTGATTTATCTTGTTTAAAAGGTTCTAATCTTCCATGTACAAGTAGTGAAGCATCAAGTACAGTTGTATGTAATATTGTAGTTAATGTAGTTGTTACTATAGTAAATAATAACTTTGTATTTACAGCTAGTGTAACAAATGCTGTATTGCCTATTTCTTATAGTTGGACTTATGATACAAGTGTTTTTCAATTAGTATCTAGTGTAGCTAATGTATTGACATTAGAACCAATATTATTATTTAGTGGTTCAGTAGGGGGTGATGTAGAAGTTGTTGTTACTGATACTGATAAGTGTACAGGAAGTTGGGATGATAAAATTCGATATACTCCTGGTTGTACAGACCCTAATGCAGTTAACTATAATCCAATTGCTATAATAGATAACGATACTTGTTACTATGACCCATTATTAATATCATCTGCTTATGAATGTCAAGAAGATGATACAGGTACATTATGTATTCAAGCATCAGGTGGAACTCCTCCATACACAGTAGTTGGTGTACCAAATGGTACTATACTTTTAGATGGTGGAACACTTTGTACTAACTTACCCAATAGTACTACATTTTCATTTTATGTAATAGATAGTTTAGGAGTTGTTTCATTAGTACAAAGAGGAACTATAAATTGTCCATTTGATTGTGAACTTATTACAATAAAAGAAAACTACATAGTTGATTGCCTTACTGATGATTTTGGTTTTAATACAGGTGAAGCTACACTTACATTAACTCCATCAGGTGGTGCTGCACCATATACAGTAGTAGGTTCTATCAATGGTAGTCCTGTTGGACCATTTCAAGATTTAGGTGGAGGTGTATGGGGTCCAGGTTCAACAGTAATGAATGGAGATAATGTAACAGGTACTATTACAGATGCAAATGGTTGTACTCATCCTTTTGATATTATAATTAATTGTCCATTACCTGACCCAGGTCCTGGAGGAGATGGATTTGATTGTGTAGACTTTGGTGAAATAAATATTTTAAGTTCAATGTTTGTGTCAAGCATTAGTAATACACTTGTAGGATTATCAGTTAAACTGCGAGCTTGGTATAATATTAATTTTCAATTGACTAAC